TGGGAAGCTGCTACTCTTGATGAGTGGTTGTATAATGGTGGTCCTTATCAGTTGGTTATCTTCCACTTCCTTATTGGAATCTCTGCCTATATGGGTAGACAGTGGGAGTTATCATACCGTTTAGGTATGCGTCCTTGGATCTGTGTTGCATATTCTGCACCAGTATCTGCTGCTTTCGCAGTCTTCCTAGTGTATCCTTTCGGACAAGGATCATTCTCAGACGGAATGCCATTAGGTATATCAGGAACATTTAACTTTATGTTTGTGTTCCAGGCTGAACATAATATTCTGATGCACCCCTTCCATATGGCAGGTGTCGCAGGTATGTTCGGTGGTTCATTGTTCAGTGCTATGCACGGTTCACTTGTTACGTCGTCTCTAATTAGAGAGACCACCGAGAATGAATCACAAAACTACGGATACAAGTTCGGTCAAGAAGAAGAAACATACAACATCGTCGCCGCCCACGGGTACTTTGGTAGACTAATATTCCAGTATGCTTCTTTCAACAACTCACGATCATTACACTTCTTCCTTGCTACATTCCCAGTCGTCTGTATATGGCTGACATCAATGGGTATATGTACGATGGCATTCAACTTGAATGGATTTAATTTTAACCAATCAATTCTGGATGCAAATGGGAAGGTCGTTCCAACTTGGGGTGACGTACTGAACAGAGCAAACTTAGGTATGGAAGTGATGCACGAGCGTAACGCTCACAACTTCCCTCTTGATCTTGCTGCTGCTGAGACCTCTGAGGTTGCACTACTTGCACCCGCTATTGGTTGACACCACTTCAAACTCAATATATAAAGGGACTGCTACAGTCCCTTTTTTTTATGGAATCAAACTACTACAGCAACGATGGTCTGAGGGAAGCGAGGATCATTCCAAAATATAATGTTCTATGTGTAGAATATAATGGACCAGAACCTAAGACCACTAAGCAATACTTTGAACGTGTTGCTACAACAAGCACTAAAAATTTTACATACCTCAGTGACGCAGAAAACTATGCTGAGGACTGGGTACTACGAAAATGATCTACGATTTAATACCATCTGAGAATCCTCTACTACACAAACGTATCAAGAAGTGTAGTTATAATTTGGATCGCAAAGACTTATCACTGACATTGAATGAGAATATGTTATACCATAATGGTATAGGTCTCTCTGCTAATCAGATTGGTATAAAGGAACGTGCCTTTGTAATGGTTAGTGACATAGAATCAGGTGCTACTCTTACTTTATTCAACCCTAGGATCTTAAAGATGTCTGTAGTAGAACACGCTATGGATGAAGGGTGCTTATCATATCCTGATCTAACATTAAAAATCACGAGACCCTTTGCTGTCACCATTAAATATGAGGATGAAGAAAAGAATATACATAAGGTTAAATTGTCTGGACTGACTGCTCGTATATTCTTACACGAGTATGATCATATGGAAGGCATAGACTTTACACAAAGAGCAAATGGGTGACAAACCAATACCAGGATCCTATATCGACACTCAGGGAATGGGTGCACCAGCAGATCCAAACTATAAACCCCAAGGAAAACAGGAATACAAACCTGCTATCATCAAACCTCGAAGACTCTTCACCCCATCCTATGCAAGAGAGATGAAGATTCTAATCAATGAGGTGCTAGATGAACGTGAAGGTAAGATGGATTATCAGACTTACTTTGACACTGAACCGTTCAAGCACAGTGTAGAAGAGGAGGAGCCACCTTACGAAGGTTATCAATCTGACCTAGTGGGTTGACTCAAGTGCTATACTGGTACAGTTAATCAAGCACACCAATGCATTTAATTCTACCTATCATCTGTATCGCTTTGATCGTTTTGGTGATAGTATATTCAGTAATCCATCGTTACGATCCCCATTCTTAAAATGAGATTAGGAGTAATGTGCTCTGGCAACGGGAGCAACTTCGAGAATGTAGTACACTCTTGTCCCAACCACGACGTTGTGGTGATGGTGTACAACAAGAAGAAAGCAAAGGCAAAGAAGAGAGCAGATAGATTAGACATCGCATCCTGTTACAGTAAGGATGAAGATGAAATCATTGCTCTCTTTGATGCTTACAACGTTGACCTGATAGTAATGGCAGGGTGGATGAGAGTAGTCTCGAAGAAGTTTGTTGAAGCTTTTCCAGGACGAATAATTAATTTACACCCCTCTTTACTACCAAAGTACAAAGGATTGCACGCTATAGAGCAAGCAATCAAAGCAGGTGAATCAGAGACAGGATGCTCTGTTCACTTTGTAACTGAAGAACTAGACTCAGGTGCTGTTATCAAACAGCAGGTGGTTCCTATTCTTCCAGGTGATACTGTAGAGACTGTCACTAGAGCAGTACAACAAGCAGAGCACACCCTTTTACCGTTAGTTATTAATGCATTATGAATCTCTTACACGAGGGAAAAGTCAAGTCGGTTTATGAGATCGACGGTGAACCTGAGAAGGTGATGATGTTGTTCCACGACAAAGTAACTGCTGGCAACGGTAGGAAGGTGGAGTTCCCTGAAGATAAGGGTAAGACTTGTGCGTTGATATCAGCATTATTATTTGAGATGCTAGCTAAGAATGGTATCAAGTCACACTACATAGGATTGCCATCATTGGATACGATGGAGTGTAAGAAGCTCACTATCATTCCTCTTGAGGTTATCTGTAGGAACATAGCAGCAGGTTCTATTGTTAGGACTACTACTATTACTGAAGGTACATTGATACAACCACCTATCGTTGAGTTCTTCTTAAAGGATGACAGTAAGGATGATCCATTACTTACTATGGATAGGGTTAGATTAATGGGTCACGATCCTACACCTTTGATTGTACTTACACAGGATATTAACTTCCAATTACAATCACTGTTCACTCTATGTGGTATCGACCTCGTAGATTTTAAACTGGAGTTTGGTTACGATGCTCACGGCGATTTATTCCTGGCTGATGAACTATCACCTGACAATATGCGACTCTGGAAGAAGGGAACCAGAGAAAGATATGACAAGGACTTGTTCAGAAAGGGAGAAGGTGCTATAGTAGAAGCCTACAAGCACATCCTCACTCAACTGAGACAGTTCGTATGATTGATAATGATCCTGATGGTGGTATCTACGATGATGATCCCCTTCACAAGCCACCTTATACCAATGGATCACTGTCAGTAGTGGTACCAATGGACGATATGAAACTCATCCTTAGACAGATGTGGAAGTCACGTTCCACTGAAAAACATATGGGTGAACTCTATACTAAGTACTATGAACTAACGAAGTTCACTGAAGATGATAGTTAATGATGTTGCTGATATAATTCGTGGTGCAGTGAACACACTTCCAATTTCACCATTGGAAAATGAGTTCCCTGAAGTCCACAAAGATGATGTCCACATCTTCAATGAGATGTGGAGATGTCCTGGTCTTCGCAAGCTCCATTTAGAGACAGGGAAGACTGATTACCTTGAGGTTTTACACTGTGTCTTCTTTCCTGATCCTGCTTATCCTTTGCCTATTTTCGGATGCGACATTGTTGCGAACGACAAGACGGTTACTGCTGCAATTATTGATGTATCTCCAGTTGCCCATCTGAATCAGATAGATATCTATCCAGCGATCGCTAAGATCTGTAATCGATTTAGGTTTACTAACCGTAGAGCACTACCACTGTGGGGTGACGAGATCTTCTCACCTCACTGTAAGTTTATGAGGTTGACCACCATACAAGAGAGGGTTGACTATTGTTCACTACTGTCACAGATCCTGACAGTATACTGTGGTCTAGTAGAACAGATTGAACTAGACACTGACTGGATCAATGAAATGAAAAGGATGGATGATCAAATTTGGTACTGTAAACAGCAGCAAAAGAATGAGAAAACAATTGCCGTGCTATCTAGATGGTTTGATACCCAGTGGGCAAGAGATTACATAGATAATATCTTATTTGATTGTCCTAAATAGGACGGAGACCTGCGTTCTAATTAATTGTCAAGTAATAATGCCTGGTTCGAACAGAATTGCGATCCATCTGATGTAGATCAACAAGAAGAACAAGTTGCGTCAGGTGGTGGTCCTGTTGGTGCGCCTGGAGGAGCTCCGTCACCCAATACTGTCAACGCTGTACTAGAAGATCTTATTGGTCAGTGTTACGGTACTCAGACAATACAGAGACCTAACTTTAGAGATGAAGAGATCGATGATGATCTTGATGAATGGATAATGGATTGGAGTTTCCTATTAGATGAATTGATAGGTCACGGTTGGCCAGTACCTAAGATTGATAAGTTAAAGTATAAGATACCTAGAGTTGGTAAACCTGGTGGTGGAGATATATGTTTCGGAGAGAATGGTGAGGAGATATCTTGTGACAAAGAAAAGAATCCAGACCTAGAAGATTGTATTAAGAATCATCTTGACTGTCTGTTCAAACCTTATGTTGGTGGTGCTTGGAAGCCACCTAAAGCAGACTGTGATTCGTTTGTACCTAAAGGAATGTACGGTACAACTAAAAAGATATGTGTTGCAGACTGTGTTCAAGAGAGAGTGGGAATATATGAGCACATCTTAGGTGATACTCCTACAGCTACTGCTACCTTTAGTGACAAGGATACTATTACTGTTAGTGGTAGTGGTACTTGTCTTCTTACATTGGAACATCGATGGAAGGATCAACAGTGGACTGCTGGTACTGCTGTAGATACTATTGCAGTAGGTGGTGCTACATTCACACGTTCAGGTACTAGAGGTAAAACAACTCAGACAGTAGCACTAACGGCTGGAACTTACGCCATAACTTATACAGGTTTACACCCCACAGGTGGATATAATATTGAGGTGAATCAAGAGTATGGTACTAACAAGACTATCGTATTCAGAGATGGTCACGGATCTGATGTTAACGGTAGGTTCTCAATCTTATCTAGTAACATAGCATCTGACCACGCATATTCTTTAACCAGTGTGCAATACAAAGCAGGGTATTCAGTACAAGGTACTGGACCAATGTTCTATGCACATACTGTACAACAATCACGTGGTTCTGTTCCTGTGTACAGATCATACTCATCTATTCAACCAGATACTATGCTCACCACTGATCCTGCTGGTGAGAAAGCAACGATGGATGCTCAAGGGTTTGGAGCACGGGATGAAGTATTGTTCTATGGGTTCATAGACAAACAGGATATGATATCAGAATTGATGGATGGAGAATCCCCTGTGGCCCTTTATAGGTATTACTCCCCTGAGAGTAAGGATCATATGTATACCATCACTCCTATTGGTGGGATACCTATCGAAGCGAACCTAGAAGAGGGATACTATCAACTGACAACTAAAGCAGAAACATATTTAAACTTTACTTTCAACTGTCGTCAAGGATCAGCATCATATGACAACACGATGGGATTCTATTTGACTAATGAAAACAATGAACCTGTACACGGTAGAGTTATACTAGAGAACGCAACTGATGCTAGTGGTACGTACACATACAAAGTACCAGCAGATGAGTTGAATCAATACATCCCTTGCAAATTAGGATTCTTTATGATACCTGACGGACAGGGGCGTGGAACTTCTCACGGTGATGCAGTGACTTTTAGCCCCCTCAATGATGGGTGGAGAATAGATCAGAGTACATCTGCACAGTCAAACTATACGTTCTTCTCTCAGAAACATTTGAATTCAGGTGATAAGGATATGACTAAGTGGCCTGATAGAACGTGGCAATACTGGGAAGACTTATTGAATGGTGATGATGACTATGATGATATGAAACAGTCATACCACCTGCGTTATGGAGACAGTGAGTATCTTTACGAAGGAATACAATGTTATGTGTTCTCTAAGGGTGCTAACCCAGTCTATGAGGACATTACATCTATTGATAAGTGTGAGGACAGAATATTCGATGATCAATTTAATAATGTAGCAATGACAATGACTGAGTGTGGTCGTGTTGATGCTGAGAATGACTATGGATGTGCTAGCTGTACTGGTACTGTTGCATTCAGTTCAAACTTAGTACAGAATGTCACAGCACTTAAGGCAGGAAGCTTAGAGATCAGATCACACGGTGGTATGACAGGTGGTTGGGGTGACTGTACTAAATTTACTTGGTCTCTATGGAAGAATGGTGTACAAATACATTCGAAACAAGAGGACGTAGGTAAGTGGAAGAAGATTGGTACACCTTTATTATCATTCAGTGTTGTTAAGGATGATCAGATCACTTGGAAGTTAGATTCTATAGACACAGGACACTACAATGGTAGGGTGACACCTGCTATGTCCTTACGAGATGCTACTACTAAGAAGTTCCTAAACACTTGGGAGTTGCTATTGATTACACAGTCAGGTACCTATAGAAATTCTAACCCTGCACAGAACGATGGTAACTTAGGTTCACAAGAACCAACAGAACCTTGTGGTCTACCAGTTAGTTTACAGTTGTTTAACTTTGAAGATGATGGTGACGATGATATAACTAAGGAGAATTACACTACTGTACTTACTAATAAGGTTGTACAATCTAATACCTTACAGATACGTGGTGCTAATCAGACTAGTGAAGTCAAAGTGATTGGACGTAAACCAGTAAGATATATGAGTGATGGTGATACAGGATATATTAATACGTCTGGTGACTATGGTTTCTCAGTCAAACTTAAGTGGACAGTACACGATGCTGAATCTGAAGAGACTGATTGGGAGTTGAGTGATGTACTTGACTGGGGTCAAGGTGGATTTGATCTTAACGATGAGGGTAAGATCTTTGTTGGTAAGTATCCTGATGATGACGATGATAACTATGGATCATTCTACTTAGGATATAAAGTTACTGCTATCAATGACATTGAATGTCCTGCTGCTGGCAGTACACAAGGTAGGATACAAGACATTGCATTACAATCTACTCACGAGAGAGATCAATCAACACCTAGACAGTTGAATATCTTGGTGGTAGATCAGCAGGTCATACAGAGTGCTGAGTTTGTAATGAATATGGACTCAATCTTTGGTAGTTTCTTTAGATATAAAACAGGTAAGGCTGAGTCGTTCCATCAGTACTATCTACAACAGTCTCTGTTAGGTAATGATGTCCTTTTCTATACAGATTATAGGGATGAGAAAGGACTGCACTTCAGACTCCGTATAAGGGTCACCAGGCAGGACTACTATGTGAATGGTGATACTTATAAGTTTAGAAAGTATGGTTGGTTCGGTAACATAAAGTTATCTTCTGTCTTCAATTACGGTAAGAGATATCCAGAAGGACAAGCAATGCAGATCCAATGGCCACCTCAACAGTTACAGTATACTAATGGTAAGGAACCACAGTCACCTTACTATCCTAAGCAGACTAACCTACCTAAGAAGGTACAGGTAAGAGATGCTACTAACGCTAGGTTCACACGTAATGCAAGGTATGCTATCTACCAGTCAATGCACGACAAAAACTCTCAGGTGTGGTATAGTAATCAAAACAGTTACATTCCAACTCAACAGAGATGGATAGATATCCTAGCCAAGGAGGTAGATTAATGGATGCTGCTGATCGTAGACTGATGAAGTCTCATATGGAACTGAAAGCAATCAATCGTGGATTGAAGAGAGCAGACGGTGATCAGAAGAAAATGACCAAGGAACTCAAGAAAATACGACGATATTTTAAGAGTCCCTTAGCAGAGGTTGCAAGATTGGACAATAGCATATATAATGTTAAGGAAACAACACACGAGGTAGATGTCAACCAAGGATCAGAAGCAAGCGGGGTGGACACTCCTGATGGAGAGCCTACACAAACCTGATAACCGACTCAGGAATTGTGCTCGCAATCAAGAATGCTATGATGAACTATTACAGTATCGTGAAGAAGTAATTCAGTACTGTCAGACACGTCTAAAGGAGGTCCACGATGATTAATTTAGATGATCGTTACCATTCATACTTGACTGACCCCAACAAGAGGTTACTCATTGATGGGTGTAAAGAAAGAGTCACAGCATACGGTTGGCACTGTGATGGCAACGAGATCACTGGATACTATGTGTCCACTGATAACTATAAGTTGTTCTACAATATGAACGAACAGTTCATTAAGATGATTCCAATCCGTGAGTGCAGTGAATTGCCCACAAAAGTCGAAGCATAGTGTGCCAGTTCTATAACTGTCACAAGGGGGGTTGACTAAAACCGTACCCCTAAACTATTATAAATATCTCGTAACGTTATGTTACGTTAGACAGGACTCGAAATTATCGTAACCCTGTGGAAAGAATACAAGACCCTAGTCGAGGGTCTTATCATCCGCAGGCTTTTTTTATGCTTGCGAGACACTAACTACTAAAATGTCTATTAAATCAACAATCGCTGCTATCGCAGCAAGCCCTTTTCTACTCGCTGGAGCCGCTTTTGCTGGTCCTTACGTGAACGTAGAAGCAAACGTCTCATATCCTGATGGAGACTACTCTACAGCAACAACCGACGCTCACGTGGGTTACGAAGGTGGAGAAGGTAAGTTTGGATACTACATTCAAGGTGGCCCTGCTATCGTTGCTACAGAAGGTGAGGATACAACAACTGAACTATCTGGAAAGGTAGGAGTTTCTATCGCTGCTACAGAAAGCTTCGGTGTTTACGGCGAACTCGCTGGAATCACTAATGAAGATTCAAGTGGCGACGGCATCGTTGACTGGGCTGCTAAGCTCGGTGGTAAGTTCACATTCTGATTGACTCAAGTCAACAGATAATATATACTGGGTGGGGTTTTTCCCCACCCTTTTTATTGCTTTAATACCCTATGGCATCACCTAAGAACACAGCAATTTATACTAAAGAAGGTTGCCCTTTTTGCACCAAGATAAAGAGAGTGTATAATGAGAAGGGATGGAACTTCCAAGAGTATAAACTGGACGTAAATTTTACACGTGATCAATTCTATGGAGAGTTTGGACACGCTTCCACATTCCCTCAATTAAAAGTCGATGGCAAGAACATCGGAGGATGCAATGAAAGCATCCAGCAATTTAGGCAGCAAGGTTTCCTCTAAATAGAGGCAGTTCAATGGAGGTTTCCCTTAGTTGCAAACATTATTTGGAGAGACCAATGGAACAGGTAACAGCTTCACTGTATACTTTTTCGCTCTTCGGAGCATTTATATTAGGTAGTTTGGTAACCTTTATCTTTAAAGGATACCTAGATGCTTACATTGATAACGCTGCTTATGCTAAAGCCATCACCCATCCAGAAATGCTGGATGAGAATGGTAACGTAGACCAGTCAGAACTACTCTATTTGCATCTCGTAGATGATGATGCTATAATAGAGGACGACGATGACTGATTAATCTGGACAATTAACTATGAAACTGATGATCTCTGAAATTATTCAGAAGGCACACAACGCCAAGACTAAGGCTGAGAAGGTTAAGATCTTGAAGGCGAATAATAGTCAATCACTAAGGTCATTGTTCATCTGGAACTATGATGATAGTGTTGTGTCTGTTATACCTGAAGGTGAAGTACCTTACAGAGCTAATGAAGCACCACAAGGTACTGAACATACTTCTCTTGAGTTAGAAGCAAGGAAGTTGTACTACTTTGTTAAGGGTGGTGCGGATCAATTACCTGGTGTCAAGAAGGAGAATATGTTTATCCAAATGTGTGAGGGATTACACAAGGATGAAGCAGCAATCCTATGTCTTGTCAAGGACAAGCAACTCGGTAAGAAGTTTAGAATCACTAAGGCAGTGGTTACTGAAGCATTCCCTGAGATTAATTGGGGTGGCAGAAGTTGAATATTATCCACGAGAACTGCGATCCTAAACTAGCAGAGGATAAGAAGTTACCTTACACTGCATACTTGATACAGTATCAGATCGAAGAGAACAATGTTCTTCAGACTCGACACGATATTGCTATGGGTTCTCAAGCAGTTGAACTGTTTGATTATTACTATGACAAGTATAAGAAAGGTTTCAAGTGGTTGAAGCAATCTGAAGGTAGACTCAGACCTCAAGAATGGAATACTCAACCCACTCCACCACGTAAGAAGCGTAAGAGGAGGAAGTCTGATGAAGATGAAGGTTGAAGAGATCCAGAACTGGGAAAAGGAGTACCTTACTATGGATGTGTCTCTAACTAAGAGACAACGTGCTATACTAGAGGGAGATGAAATAAAATCCCACGAAGGTATGCTCTTTGGTGGGATGTATAGTAACTGGAAAAAACTGAAAGGTTATGACTAATACATTCTATAACTTAAAGAAAAAGACAGCAGAGGTTCCTGAAGATCTTAAGGAACAATTAGTTACCTCTGCAATGGTCGGTAAATTCATTGGGGTTTACCTGTTAGGACCTGTATTGTGGATGTTCTGTTGGAACTACACGATGCCATACATATTTGCATTGAAGAGTATTAATTACCTTCACGCATTTTGTTTCATTACTATGATTAGATTTCTACAAAATGACCAAAGCACCGATTGAATTGCATAAGCCTAAAGTATGTCTCGTCAGCGTTACACCTGATGCTGAGAAAACTATAGGATATATCGCTAGGGTATCTAACCCTAAGAACCAAGAGAATCCAAAGGTAGAAAAACTCCTTGGATATTGTATTGAACACGGTCATTGGTCTGTATTTGAACAGGCACATATGACACTTGAGATCAACACTACTAGAGGACTAGCAGCACAGATCTTAAGACACAGAAGTTTTACCTTCCAAGAGTTCAGTCAAAGGTACGCTAACACTGAACTACTAGGACAATCAATTGATTTGCCTGAACTGAGAAGACAAGATACAAAGAACAGACAGAACTCTATAGATGACTTAGATGAAAAACAAGTATCGTTCCTACAAGGTAGGATCTCACAGTTTTTCGCCGAGGGCGTGGATCTCTACGATGAACTCATACGTGAGGGTGTTGCGAAGGAATGTGCGAGATTTGTTCTCCCGTTAGCAACACCAACTCGAATTTATATGACTGGTAGTGCACGTAGTTGGATGCATTACATCACTCTAAGGACAGGACACGGTACACAGAAGGAGCATATGGACATAGCAAACCTATGCCGTGACCATTTCATCTGTAACTTCCCAATCATTGCCAAGGCTCTGGACTGGTGTCCAGATGCTGAGGAGGATTGCGATTGTCGTTACGATGATGGGTGGGGAGAAACGCAGCCCTGCCTAAGAATAGATTAATGCCCTCTGAAGTAATCCCACTGTTCTCTACTCCTGTATACGTTAGTAACGATGGCAAGATGCCTGAAGTTACTGATGTAATTACAGAGATGGAGATAGCAGACGAACCATACAATAATACTGGTAATATGACCAGTGCTAGACACGCCTTGAGGGAGTTACCTCAATTACAGACGTGGGTTATGGGTCATATTGAAGAGTATGTGTATGGTGTTCACGGTATAGATCCTAAGAGGCATACAGCAGAAGTAACTAACTCTTGGATAAATTTTATGTACAAGGGTGATAGTGCACACGGTCACGACCATTGCAATTCACAGTTTTCTGGTGTATGCTATCTCTATTCACCTAAAGGTTCGGGTAACATTATTTTCCATCAGTCTAAATATAAGGCACTGGAACCACATTTACAGCATCCGAACCTGTATAATGCAAGTGAATATGCAATAACACCTGAAACAGGGATGATTGTCATCTTTCCTTCAGATGTGGTACACTCAGTTACACCTTGCAACCTTGTAAATCCCAAGGAAGCACGTATTAGTCTCTCATTCAATGTGATATGTAGAGGCGAATATGGTGTACATACAAAACTATTAAAAATCTAATGCCAAACTACGATTTTAAAAACAAAGAAACGGGTGAAATTATCGAGGTTAGTATGTCTATGCTTGCCCTGGATAAATATAAAGAAGACCACCCTGAGTTAGAACGCTATTTTGGCAACCAAATTCCAAGAACTACCTACGGTAAACCTAAGCAGTCGGATGGATTCAAAGAAGTAATGTCCAAGATCCAAAAGGATCACCCTGCTGCAAACCTATCACGTTTTACCTAGATGGCTGTTAAAAGACGCAAAACTTTCCCTGCTGCTAAACAAACTGCAAAGCAGATGAGACGCAAAAAGCCCATTAATATTGATCACCTTAAGACTATAGAACCCCTCACTAGCAATCAAGAGAGGGTGTTCAAGTCTTATAGTGAGGGTAAGCATCTCGTATTACACGGTGCAGCAGGTACAGGTAAAACATTTATTAGTCTTTACTTAGCACTACAACAGGTGTTAGATGAAGGCAACCCATATGATAAAGTTTATATGGTAAGGTCTCTCGTACCTACAAGAGAGATTGGATTCTTACCAGGTGACCACGAGGACAAATCTAACCTATACCAGATACCATACAAGAATATGGTTAAGTATATGTTCGAAATGCCCGATGATACAGCATTTGACTTCTTATATGACAATCTACGGACTCAAGAGACTATCTCTTTCTGGTCTACGTCATTTATAAGAGGAACTACCTTTGATAACTCTGTTATCATCGTAGACGAGTTTAGCAACTTGAATTTTCACGAGTTAGATAGTATAATTACGAGGATAGGACAAAACTGTCGAATCATCTTCTCAGGTGATGTAGCACAGTCAGATCTCGTCAAAAATAATGAACGTACTGGTATTCTGGACTTTTTACAGATTATTCAGTCAATGCCGTCTTTTGACAGTGTTGAGTTTGGTATTGACGACATCGTACGCTCTGGATTAGTCAGAGAGTACCTTATCGCTAAAATGAACGCTCAACTCTAATTATGTTTAAGACTGTGGGACCACCTGTTCCATTGACTGAGATGAATGCCATTACTAAGGATGTAGGGCGTTTGTACCAAGTACAGGAAGGCAAATGGTATCCGTCTGTTACTACAGTGACAGGATCACGGAATAAGGATGGCATCCTCAAGTGGAGGAAGCGAGTTGGTGAGGCTGAGGCAAACAAAATTTGCAACCGTGCAACAGCACGTGGCAATAAATTTCATTCTATGGTAGAATGTTACCTGAAGAACGAAGAAGTTGTCTTTGATGCGAAGCACCCCCTTGCCAGTTTCCTATTTAAATCTGCTAAGGATACTATTAATCGTATCGATAACATACACCTTCTTGAATCTCCTCTCTACTCAGATAAGTTATGTCTTGCTGGTAGGGTTGACTGTATAGCAGAATTTGATGGTGAACTCGCTGTCATTGACTTTAAGACATCAACCAAGGAGAAGAAGATTGAGTGGATTGAAAACTATTTCGTTCAAGAGACTGCTTATGCTGCAATGTACTATGAACGTTGTGGTGTAAAGGTCGATAAGATCGTTACACTCATTGCTACAGAGGAAGGTATGATTCAGGTTGTTGAGAAAACTGACTTGGATTATTATTACGAACTCTTGCTGGAGTACATCTCAGAATTTATGGCAACTCTTAAATGACAAAAGAATTTAAAGAAAAGTTTATGACACAATCTAAATTCTCCACGATGGTGGAGGAAGTGGTCAAAAACAGTGATGGATTGGTGAACTACATTGATGCTGTCATCGTAGTCTGCGACGAGCTGGACATCGAGGTTGACACTGTAAATAAGTTGATCAGCAAACCGCTGAAGGACAAAATTAAGTTTAATGCCCAAGAGTTAAATTATGTCAAACGCACTAGTAGAGGAGTTTTACCAATATGACCGATAGATTCTACGAATCCCAACCAGTGATTGACGAGATCAAGGATATGGAGAGATTATACACGGATTTAGCCCGTCTCTCCATTAAGTTCAATACTCTTACAGAAGAGGATAAAATTGACCACCTTGAAAAGACCCTTATGCTTATTGCAAAGCAAAAGGTGTTCTATGCTAGAATATGTTTAATGTCCCACGAGGATGAAGAGGCAATGGCAGTCAAGGTAAAACTTGATGAAATGTCTAAGGTTTATTCTCAAGGACGCACTATTAATGACGTGTTACAGGAGATGGAGGACAAGTTACGTGCCTTCAAAAAGCAACTTGACAACGCCTAAATAGTATGTTACCCTTAATGGGTAGTAAAATCACACTTACAAAATACAGGTACACATTTATGTCTTTTTCAAGCTTAAAGAAAAAGTCTGGTAAGTTTCAAAATCTTACCAAAGAGATAGAAAAGATGACCAGCGGTGGTCGCAAAGTCGATGAACGATTTTGGAAACCAGCAGTTGACAAGGCAGGTAACGGTTTTGCCGTTATTCGCTTCCTACCAGAGACAGAGGGGTCTGAACTTCCTTGGGCTCAGGTATGGAGTCACGCATTCCAAGGACCAGGAGGTTGGTACATCGAAAACAGTCTGACTACACTTGGTCAGAAAGATCCAGTTTCTGCTCTGAATTCCTCTTTATGGAATACAGGTGCTGAATCAGATAAGGACACTGCACGTAAGCAGAAGCGTAAGCTTTCCTATTACAGCAATATCCTTGTTGTTAAGGATCCTATCAACCCTGAAAATGAGGGTCGAGTATTCTTGTACAAATATGGCAAGCGTATCTTCGACAAGATTATGGCTAAAATGCAGCCTAACGAGAACGATTACGATCCAGAACCCGCATTCAATCCTTTCGATTTATGGAAGGGTGCTGACTTCAAACTGAAGATCAAGCAGGTTGCAGGTTTTTGGAATTATGACGATTCCGTCTTTACCACACCAGGAGTTCTCGGTGGGTATGATGATACCAAGCTAGAGGAAGTGTATAACCAAGCATATGACTTGGCACAGTTTACTGCACCAGATCAATTCAAGTCCTATGAGGAACTTGAAGCACGTCTCAAGTCAGTTTTAGGGTCTCGTGTAGATCGTGAAACTACTGAGATTGAGATCGATGTTCCTACAGGAACAGTGGATACTTCTACCGTTACTGCTAAGAATTGGACAGAAACAGTGGACAATACACCTTCTGTCACAGAAGATGATGACACGCTGTCTTATTTTGCTAAACTAGCTAATGAAGGTTAAAGGAGAAACTTTATTATGAAACGATTTGCTGTTGCTGCCTTAGCACTTGTACTTGCTGCACCTAATGCAGCGATGGCACGTCATAGACTACATTCAGGTGATGGATTCGAAGTAGAACCATCACACTGTGTACACGATGCCGTGTTCGATAGTTGGAATTGTTGGTACTCCCCAGTCAGAAGAAAGCGTCGGAGACGAGCTTGGCCTGAATATAACGATCATTACCACGTTCCACAATATAGACGATATTTCGTCCCAAACAGACACAATAATCACGGTGTACCGTGTTACTTCTATAAAGACGATAACTGGTGCTTCTAAACAGATTGCGAACCAGAACTAATTAAAGCAGTGGAAGAACCACTTCCCTGTGCAGACCCAGTTGAAGCAGTGCTTTGACTGGGTTTTCTGTAGCTTGATATTCCTATAAATTCTTCAGCGATTGTAGTTTCTGTCTTCTTATCACCGTTATCATCAATTTCACCGTGAGGAAGGTACTTAGCGAGTCTCTTGAACTCATTGATAAAGTCAGTTATATACTCTTCACGTAGTAAATATATGTTCCTTTTTTGTTCGTTCTTACCAGCATATACATCATAATAGGTCACTCCGTGACGACATTCTGATTTGGGTACTACTGTTCCATCAGGTCTAATGTATTGGAAATTCTCATTGACAGTTATACCTGACTCAAATACCTTAGTTCCATCAGTAGCGAATATTTCATTAGATTCATAGTGACTGACAGCATCAACGTTACCGTGTCTCTCTTCAACAAATTTGAATAGGTCAGCACGTGTCATTGGCCAGTCTTCATTCACATTGATTATATTGTTGACTATTAATACAATCCAGTCAAGACCTGAATCACCATAGAATTTACGAGCGATTTGGTCTGGTCTTTCACCTTCCTGTATCTCATATTGAGTAAATCCTAAGAGACTACCCTGTAGGTTGTCTTTAATTTTGATTCTACGAAAGATATTACGTGTCAGTTCATAAGGATGTACACCATCTTTGATGGTTCTATTTCGTACATAAACTTTTGGTAGGTATCTGAAGTATGCCATTAGCCTCTTACCATCTCCCTTGTAATGAATTGTGTTTCTTGGAAATTAAGTGCAAGTGTCATAGCAGCAGGACCGTGATCCCACTGATCATCCATTACACTCTTCAAAGAATTGTACTGTCCATCTGGTGACACATCGACACTCAGACTTGCTAGTACGCACTTAGTTGGATACCTTACAATTTGTGCAAGTCTACTTGGTGAGTTATTAGCAGTGAAATTTGCACCACCAATATCATTAGTTTCAACCCTTACAAGTGATAGTTTAAAGATATCAGGTATGTTTAAGAATCTTGCTCCACCGTGACTCCCAACTTTACTATTTAATAGTTGTTGGACGTTATTACCAATATCACCGAATGTATCCTCTCCACTACTAGCAGAAGGAAGCATTGCTTGTCTTAATGTTGATATGATTCTATAGCACTCTAACGCTTCTTTAGCATTACGAGGTGCCATCTTGAAGTTAAAAGCGTGACTTCTATAGTTCACACCTTTAAATGTTGTTTCTTGGTATGGATTGAATACCTTTTTAGTTGTTACTGCTAATAGATCATTAGCATCCATACTTCCACCAGTACCTGCTGCACTATTAACAGCACCAAGTGCTGAAGCAGCAGTATTCATAAGAAATTCTGGTTTAGCAGTACCAGCAGTTTTTTGTGCTGTTCCGACTGCATCGATTGTTTCTCCACTTAATGCGGCACCACCTGCTTTTGCTAAACCTACACCAGCAGCACCTAAAGTAGTCTGATTATAATTGGCTCCATACTCTTCTTTTAAGCCGCTAGGGAGGTAAAGATAAATAGTCTTAGCTAACGCACTTTGATTCAATCCTTTAAAAGGTTCTTGAAAACCACCACCGCCACCACCTGATCCTACCCACGTGTATGGATTAGCACCATTGGCACCTTGTGTTTTATAAACCTGAATCCTTAAATAGTCTAAGTATTTGGTTTCACCTTCGTCTTCGGATCTGATTCCATCACGACTTACTGGCACCTGAGCAGGTAGCTCTCTTGGGTAAACCAAAGGTGATCTTGTATCGCCAAATTCACTGGGGTTTTTTCCTAGTCCGAACTTAGACCAAATATCATTTAAGTTGAGTCTGACCATTATGACCTATAAAAGTTATCAGGGTAGGTTCAAACCAAGCAATCCTGGCAAATATAAAGGGGATCCCACAAACATTATTTATAGATCTTTGTGGGAGAGGAAATTTATGGTCTGGTGCGATAGAAATCTAAACGTTATGGAGTGGGGAAGTGAAGAAATTATTGTTCCATATCGCAGTCCCGTGGATCGTCGTATCCATCGTTATTTTCCCGATTTTTATGTTAAGTCGAGGAACAGAGAGGGAGGATTCGCGAAGAGACTCATTGAGGTCAAACCTTATGCTCAGACTCAACCACCGAAACGCGGGAGGAAAACTAAGAAACTTTTGAAAGAGATAGCAACGTATGGTGTTAACCAAGCGAAATGGAAGGCTGCTAGAACGTATGCTAAGGATCGAGGTATGGAATTTGTGATATTAACAGAACACGAGTTAAAGGTATGAGCCTATTCGAAGATATTAAAGATCTATCTGATGGTAAACCACAATCACCATCTTGGTGGAGGAGTCAGCTATTTTTTGGTCTTCAAGGACGTGGAGTAGATGGTCCACTGGTAGGTAGTGCTATAACTTTCCAATATGATGCTGAATTTGGTGAAAAGATGCAAAAATGGGATAAATATCCAATGGTGTACATCTTAGGAGAGAGTACGCATCATTTTTGGGGATCAAATGTCCATTATTTACAACCTGCCACTAGAAGGATAGGTTTCTCTCCACAAGCACCGCCTCAAACTTTCCATAAATACTTGAGGAGTAATGTATTAAGTCCTTTCTACAACGTTCCCGAAACAGAATGGGATGACATTGGTCTTGTTCCTTCTGAACAATTTGTTGTCACAGTCAACGGTAGAAACATCCCAATACCAACTAAAATCATATTCTGATGGTAATTCCAAATTCATTTAGACGATTTCAAGACATCGTAGCAACTGGTGCTAAGGAACCTGCATTAGGTAATCTGTACTCGGTTGAGTTTGGGGTGCCAAGGATATTCACGAGAATGGAAGGGTATCAACATAACCCAGGTGAATATTATGAAGCGATTAACTACTATGCAGACAATGTAACCATACCATCACGTAATGTAACTACTGGTGAGGTTAAGAATTTTGGTATTCAGAGGACATATGCTACAGGACAGACTCAGAATGAATTGACTATTACCTTCTTAGTAACTAAGGATCAGTGGCATAGAAACTTCTATGAGAAGTGGATGAATACTATGGCACCTGATAGTGAGAATAGAGTTGGTTTCTATGATGACTATACTACTGATGTATTTGTAAGAAAGTGGGAACGTGGTTCTAATCTATTATCTAAGACTAGAAAGGCAGGTATAGATTACTATGGTAGGTTGAATAAAGCAGTTGGTGTTTATAGATTCGTTGGAGTATATCCATATAATATGGGTACACTGGAGTTTGGTAACGCTAATGGTGACGTTATGAAGCTCACAATAACATTTAAGTACGAGAGATATAGATTTACTACTAAGGTAGAGAAGAATAAGGATTGGACACAAGATCACGTGGTTAGTGAGAGGAGTTCCGTTGCTGAGATACTAGGCATACAAGTACTAGGTGGGTCAAAACACGAGGATACACAGTTCGGTACGTAGTAGCTAAATAGATATAACTGAATTGTAACCCCCTTACAAAATGCCTTTACCCAAGCTGAGCATTCCAGATTATGAATGCGTGTTACCGAGAGGTACGAAAGTTACCTATCGTCCATTTCTAGTGAGAGAAGAAAAACTTCTCTATATGGCAATGGAAACGCAGAATCAGAAGGAGATGATCAAAGCTGTTAAGGATATCATTAAAGCTTGTACTAGTATCAAGAATGTTAATGATTTAGCAACCTTTGAAATAGAATATCTCTTCCTGAGAATACGTGGTAAGTCTGTTGGAGAAGTGAGTGAATTTAAAGTCACTTGCCCTGATGACGATGAGACTCAAGTTGATGCTGAAGTTAACTTGGATGAAGTTGAAGTTGTTATTCCAAAAGAACATACTAATATCATTAAACTTGATGAAACAATTACTCTAACGATGAAGTATCCATCACTGGATGTGTTCGTTAAGAATAATTTGACAGATAATCCTGGCATCGATGATGTATTCAAACTAGCAGCAGATTGTACTGATACTATTGCTGATGGTGATGAACTACACGAAGCCAAAGACTATAAGAAGGCAGAATTAGTTGCTTTCTTTGAAGGTATGAACTCAGGACAGTTTCAGGACGTACAAAAGTTCTTTGAAACTATGCCTAAGCTTCAGAAAGAGATTGAAGTATTCAATCCTAAGACTGAAGTTAAAAGTACCGTAATGCTTGAGGGTCTCGCCTCTTTTTTCGCGTAGCCCTAGCCCACGACTCTTTGATGAACCTCTATGAGGTGAACTTTGCGATGATGCAACATCACAAGTGGAGTATCACCGAACTGGAAGATATGATTCCGTGGGAAAGGGATGTATATGTCAATATGCTTCTACGCTATCTCCGAGAGGAGGAGCAGAGACAGAAAGCTACGACAAGTAACCCATCACTTTAATGGCAGGACAATTAAGGATAAGGAATTTTCTACCAGCGAGAGTCTCAGGAGACATTCGGACGGATCCTGTTGCCGCAATGACGACTTCTATGAATCGCATAGGATTCGTTGTATCTGATATTGGTAATCTTATCGTTGATATGTACCAAGATAAGATAGACACGGTAAAGAATGCACGGAGAGGTAGAACATTATCCAAGGATAAGGCTAGGGAAGGTAAGATTGAGAAGAGAATAGCACCAGAAGTTAAGAAGCAAGCAGAGAAAGAGACTGGTAACTCAGATAAGAAAGCAGCTACCTGGATAGAGAAGTTATTATCACCATTTGTATGGATACTAGAGAAAGCAGCTATTTGGTTTACTCTTGACTTTGTATCCAATCCAAAGAATAAAGAATTTTTAGGTAAGACACTTAATGTTATAGGTAAGTGGTTAGGGACATTCTGGAAGGTATTTTCTACAGGTGTTGGTTGGCTATTAGAAGCATTTGGTGAGAAGTCACCTATAATGGGTGGTCTGAAGATATTAGGTGGTTTAGCAGCATTATTTGTAGCAGATAGGATACTCAAACCTTGGAAATTACTTGGAGACTTTCAAAAATTAAGTAAGTTCCTTGGACCTGGCATTAAGAAACTTGGTCAAGTCTTATCTCAAGGTACTAAGAAGTTAGCTACTAAAGGATTGAGTGGTGCAAAAGCTTTTGCCACCAACCCAATGGCAATGTCACTAACTGCTGGTGTTGTATCAACAACTAGTAGATTAGCAGCAGGTGAGACAGTACAGAATGCTGTAGGTGGTGGTATTGGTGCTACTGTTGGTAGTATGGCACTAACAGCATTTTTAACACCGATCTTAGGTCCGTTTGCACCTTTGGTTGGTAGTTTAGTAGGTGGATTTATAGGAGATAAGATTGGTGCATTCTTAGGTGATGCAATGACACCTATCTTTGGACCTATTAAAGATTACTTTGTTGATGTTTTTTGGCCTGCGTTTAAAGCATTTATCGATCCAGTAGTAGGTCCAGTGATGGATCTATTCGAAGAGTTGTCACCAATATTAAAAGGTATTGCTGAGTTCTTAGGTCCATTGATGGGACCAGCAGTTCAAGCGATAGGTAAGTTCCTTGGTGAGGGTATGGAACCACTATTTACAGGGTTGATATGGATTATCAAGACTGGTGCTAGAGCTATAGCAGATTTCGTTGAAGGTGCTGAGGATTTAGGTTCTAGAATTGATATGGCAGGAGTGTGGACATCTGATGTTAAGAAAGCAGGTCAAGAGTTTAGAGATAGGGAAAGGGAAGTTGAGAAACATAAGAGAGCACAGAAAGATGCTAAGAAGAAGTTAGGTCAACTTATAATTATGCGTGATCAGAAGTTTGATGGTGATCCTGATGGTAAGAATAGGTCTTGGAGATATACTATTGGTGAGAGAATCCAATTCGAAGAAGAGCATATCCAAGATCTTGCTGATGAATTGATCGAACGTGAGAAACGTGTAGTTAAGGCTAAGGAGAAGTGGGAACGTGAGAAAGAACTAGACAAAGAGAGGCAAGCAGAAGAGTTGGCTGCTGCTGAGTCTGGTACAGGTGGTGAAGGTAATAGAGGACACGTTGTTACTTCGGAGGCAATGAAGGAGAGATCCTTGAAGTTGTCACCTGGTATGCATATGGGTGTTGATATTGCTGGTGCAGTTGGAGAAGAACTTAAAGCATTCCTTGGTGGTACAGTACAACAAACAGGGTTTGATAAGGGATTTGGTAACTATATTGCGTGGACAAGTAGTGATGGTATGGGACAATTCTTCGCTCATATGAAGGAGATGTCCAAGTTCAAGGCAGGTGATACATTCTCTGCTGGAGCTGTATTAGGTTTACTTGGTAACACTGGTCAATCTACTGGACCTCATTTGCATTGGGAAACATCAACTAATCCTAATGATGTTGGTAGACCAAAAGATAATCCTCTAAGTAGGATCAATCCTTTAAGTAAGTATGGTAAAGAGTCACCATTCACAGGTGTAGCAGAACCTTCAGCAGCAATTACACCTTCAGAAGGAGGACAAGGTGGAGGGATAAATAGTGAATTGAAGGATAGGTCTATACAAGACGCTTCTGGACAATTCGCTGGACCTGGCACAACTGAGACCTTTGTTATTCAACCTATGATCAAAGAGATTCATAAGACGGGTCAAGGTGCAACTGTTCACCACATTACAAAACCAGCTAAGGTGGGTTTATCTTAAATGGCAGTAGATAAGATCAGATTTTTTAAGATGGTAACTCCACCCGACGGAGATACCAAGACGACTGTTGGTAATAAAACCATTGCAGGGACAAGTTTTTCTACGACTATCTCAGCAATTAATTCCCTAGGTGCTACAGTTAATAGTATTGGTGTAGCTTTAAAGGAGATAAAGAATCAACAAAAGAATGCTGCTGAACGAGCAAAGAGAGCACAAGGTCTAGCATCAGATGCTAGTAGAGAGAATAAGTTAGAAGCAGATAAGGGTGGTAAGGATGATAGTAAGACAGTAGCGAAGATTGTTGGAGGAGGAATGGGATTCTTAGGGAATCTTATGAAGTTCTTCAAGAGTCTTGTGATGTACAAGGCTTTGGATTGGTTGAGTGATCCTAAGAATAGAGAGAATATTGCTAAGACATTTGAACGAATACAAAAGATTTGGGATGGTTTAGTTAATATATTCACTAAGCTTGCCAACTGGGTTGGTGAGAACTGGGAGAAGACGTTTGGTGAAGGTAACTCTGCTATGGAGAAACTGCAAGGTATCGCTGGTTTAGGTGGTGCTTTAGCTGGTTTAGCCTTCTTACTGAATCCTGTAGGGTTTATTAAGAGTATCACTGGTGTCTTCCAGATGGTTGGTGGTGGTATTATGAACCTAGGTAAGTTCCTTGGTGGAACTGTACTGGGTAGAGCATCACTAGCATTAGGACAAGGTGCTGAAGCATATCAAAGAATTAAGAATGATGAGTCAATACCAGAAGAGGATCGTGAGTCAGCAGCACGTGGTGGTGCATTAGGTAAGACAACTGGTGCATTAGCAGGTGGTGAGATTGGTGCTAAGTTCCTAGGACCCCTAGGTGGTATCATTGGATCTGCACTTGGTGGTTTCTTAGGTGAGAACGTTGGTAAGTTCTTAGGACCTATCGCTGGTGATTTCCTCAATGGAATCAAGGATGTATTTGGTGTTGTTATGGAATGGTTTAATAAACTTATGGAACCATTGAAGGATGCAGTGAAGGAGGTATTTGAAGCACTTGGACCTGTTATGCAGAAAGTTGTTGATGGGTTGAAAGCGAATATGCCTTTCATTGAAAAGGTTGCTGGTATTATGGGTAAACTTGTCTTTGGTCCTTTAATATTAATGCTTAAAGGTCTTACAGCTCTCCTTAAGCTAGTGCCTAAAGGCGGTGAGATGGATGAATTGAAGAAAAACGCTGAAGAGAATAAGAATAAACCTGAGAAGAGTAAAGGTGGGATAGTACCTTGGAGATCTATTGGTGGTATAGTTCCATTTAATATGGATTTCAAACTACCTGAGAAGAGTAAGGGTGGTTGGATACACGGTCCTCAGTCTGGTTATCCAGTATCATTGACTGGTAAGGGTGTTGACTTTATAGGTCACGGTACAGAGTATGTTGCAAAGAGATCGTCAGGTGGCTTTGTCATACCCGTTGACACACCACACACCCGTCGAGATCCTGGTTTAACTAAGAGACAAGCAGTTCAAGCAAAGGCACACGGATACAAGGTTCCTGGCTTCTCTACTGGTGGACAGGTTAATGTATCTAATTTTGTTAATGCACGTGCTAGTATGCCACTATCGGTTGGTAAACCAGAGAGAAGTATGGGTGGAATTGTAAATCTAATGCAAAATACTGCTCAATCTGCTGCAAGTGCTTACATAAACAACGCACCTGCTGCACTAGCAGCTAAGCACGTTGCTATTCCTGCTGCTAAAGGTGTGGGTAGAAACTTACAGAATATGATGGCTAGTGTTAAGACTGCTGCTGGTCAAGTTAGAAGTAGTAATCTAGGTCAACAGATGGAGGCAATGATTCAACAAGCATTAGTCTTGCCACCAACAGAGACACCTGGAGAATCTATTGATATACCTATTGTTAGTGATGGAATACGTAATCCAGCATCTGAGTTCCTAGTAAGTAGATTTGGTCGTACTGCTGAGTCTAATAACCCTGTTAGCAACTTCTTATGACCGATAACTTACCATCACAACCAAAAGGTTATAAGTTAACTAGATTTAACCTTGTAACACAGGATGATTCAGATCCTACAACCAAGACTGATCAAGTGAACCCTAAGAAGGGTTCTGTTGTTGATATTAGGAAGGTTTGTTCTGGTTGGAATTATATTGAGTCAATAGATTCTCCTTCTATTAGAATGGAGATAGCAATCTTTGATACTATTGACCTTATTAGTAGTCTCAGTGGTAATGAGATCATTCAAATAACCATAGAGACTGACTCCTCACCTGGAGTTGAGTTAGAAATAACTCAGAAAATATTTAAGATTGGTGCTATTACTAAGTCTGAACGTGCACAGTTGTATGTAATCTATACTGTGTCACCTGAGACTATTAATAATGAAACCAATAAAGTCTTCAAGTCATTCAAAGATGATATAGGATCAGCCCACGTTAAGACCCTAGTGGAAGAAAAACTTATGTCATCAGGTAAGAAGTATTCTTATGAACCATCTAAAGGTAATTTCAACTTCTTAGCTCCGACTTGGAGACCATTTGATTGTATAGCATATATCTCAGACAAGGTGGTTAGTTCTGTTACTAATACTGCTGGATACCTGTTCTATGAGAACAGAGATGGATATTATTTCCATACTATAGACTGGCTTTGTTCCAATAGGAACCCAAGCTCTAAGAGACCAGCTAAGTACACCTATGAACAGGCAAACGTAGGTGGATCAGATCTAAACGCATATAAGATTGAGACTTTAAACTTCCCAGACAGAGCAAATCATCTAGAGAAGATGAGGTCTGGTGCTTATAGCAACACTGTTCTGGGACTGAAGTTACCTGCCTTGACTAGTGGCAATTTACCTGCTGCTGGTGATGGTGATGCTCCTGCTGATGATCCTAGTGATCAACAAGGTGCATCTGGTTCTATCCAACCACCATTGCATATGGGATTGAGCAAAGTGTTTGGAGTTGCTAAAAAAGCAGAGGGAATTTTGAACGATCAGTTCCCATATCCCAAAGTCAAGACTATATACTTTGACAACAAGAGACCTACACGTACTAAGATACGTGCTCTTCCTGGTATGAAGAACAGTGCCAACGCCCAAAATTCTACTGGTGGTGCTGGTAATATGGACTTCGATACAATATGGGCATCTGCTTACAGTTTCAGCCGTTGGCAGTTACTGAGAGCAATATCCCTTGACATAACAGTACCAGGTAATGTAGCCTTAGCAGTAGGTCAACAGTTAGAATGTGTTATCCCTGCTTCAACAAAAGAAGAGGAGAGAACTATGCCAGATCCTGTTTACTCAGGTATATACCTTATTACAGGACTGACACATAAGTACAATCCAGAAGGGGTCACTACTATACTAAACCTATCCAAAGATAGTATCACTACTCCAAGTTAATCAATTATGACTACTATAGAACAACATATCCAACACGACAAAGAGATCCTTGATGATCCTCAGACATCACCTCAAGCACGAAGACACACTGAGGAAGAGCTACACGATTTGATAGAATATGAAGAGCATCATCACGATGAGATCGTAGCAGGAGATCATCACGATCCTAACTGCTTAGAACTATTCTGCGATCAGCATCCAGACGAACCAGAATGCTTAGTTTATGACGACTAATTAATTATGACTGAAGAAACACCTACTAGAGTGGTTCAATCCTTTATAGCAGGAGGAACCATAGATGCAGATATTTGTGACGGTGTACTTGATTTTTACGAGACCTGTGACTACCTAGAGAAAACCCCTGGTGAAACATCACAAGGGGTGGATAAGGTTATCAAGCAATCAATGGATATGGCAGTTCCTTCTTGGTTGAAGGATAAGCGTATCGTTAAGTATCTTGATGCTGTACAAGGTGGAGTCTCATTATATACAGAACAGTATCCTTGGGCAGCTATGTCAGACCTAGAGGTACTAGAACCTTTTAATATTCAACACTATATTCCTGGTGCTTGCTTCTCTCAACCTCACACTGAACGTGTAGGATCTAATAAGACAAGTTCCTTCAGACACCTAGTCTGGATGACCTATCTGAACGATATAGAAGAGGGTGGTGGTACTAACTTTGTACATCAAGATATACAGTTAGAACCTAAGAAAGGACTTACTATGATATGGCCCTGTGATTGGACACACGTGCATCACGGTATTCCTGCACCAAAAGAAGATAAATATATAGTAACGGGATGGATTTCATACGCATAAATGCCAGCAACACTTGACGCTATAGGAAGATCCGATGTAATGGGACGTGATGGTTTCACCTGGTGGGTAGGTGAAGTCGAAGACATTGAGGATCCTCAGAACCTAGGACGTACTAAGGTACGTATTATAGGGTGGTACACTGGTGCGGGTGAGGTAGCGTATACGAAAGAAATGCCCACAGAAGACCTACCTTGGGCAGTTACAATGCTCCCAACGGATCAGGCAGGTATTAAAAACTCTGGGACGAAGTGTGAACTTCAGGTCGGTGCTCAGGTTTTGGGTTTCTTCCTTGATGGTGAGGAAGCACAACTACCAGTTGTTATGGGTTCACTACGTGGATTCAAGAACAACAGTAAAGACGGAGCAGCAGATTCAGAGGCAGGTGCTGGAGCAACAGTCGTTGCTGATAATAAGAAAGCAGTACCAGACAGTGAGATGTCACCTCAGTCTAAGTCTTTACAAGGAGACGTAGTTCACGGAGGAGCCCCCTTTAACGTTGTAGGTGGATCACAGCGAGGAGATGAGAACGGAGGAGAAGAGAAGTCCCGTGGTATCATTTCTGTAGCAGAACAAAGAGCACCAGGCAACGTATACACAAACCCAATGAAAGTTCCTGCTGATGCTCAAGGCATAGCAGATGGACTATCAGGACCAGCAGGTAAAGGATTCGAGAAGGATCTCAAGAGGATGCTTAACGAATTTGGTCAGTTATCGGGTTCTATTGCTAAGGATAGCAATGGTAACTTAATTTCTATCATTACTGGTAAGAAATTGAGGAATGATGTACTTGAATCATCATTCGAGGGTATAAAGACAAATGTTTCTAATGCCATTAGTGGTGTTATGAGCGCATTAAAGAACGTACTAGCCAAAGCCTTGGAAGGTATGATTAGTAGTTTGATGGGTGCACTGACTAATGTTATACCATTGGGTATCATTCAAACATTAACCAAATTATCCAGTTTTATCACAGGTCTATTCTGTGGATTTGAAGGAAATTATATATTAGGTGCCATTAGTGGTGCTATGAGTGATATCAGTGGTTTTGCTGATAGTATCTCTGCAAATATTGTTGACAAGGTAGTTGGTGGTCTTGCTAGTAAGGTAGATGACACAGTTAATGGTGTTCTAAGCAAGGTTCAAGGAGCAATGGGTAAGGTTTCTGCGATGGGTCAGAAGGTAATGGCTGCAATTAACGTTGCAAAAGGTGGATTGAGTGCAATATCTAAACTTACATCATTATTCTCATTTGATTTCTCTAAGATGAACTGGTCTTCATTGATCAGCATCATAATGGGTCTATTGAAAGCATTGTTTGGTAATAAGGATTGTGGTAGAAGTCATCGACCGCCTAAACAAACGTTCTGGTTACCATTGTTAGGTACGAGTACTTGTGAATCAGTACCAGAATTTCTACAACAAGAGATTGAGATTGATACCTCTGGTGGTGGTAGTGGTAATCATCAAACTAAAGGTGATTATTTCTCTAGCTTGATGCAAGCTATTGATCCTTTCAAGGTTCAAGCAGTTACATCAATGAATGGTGCTACAACCATACAGGATAATACACCAGGCAAAGAGAAGACAATCGTTTCACACGCTGGTGGTCAGACTGTTATTGCAACTGCTCACGGTGATCAACATACCAATATTCCTGGTAATGAAACTAAGATCTTAGGTCGTGACGACTGTAAGACAGTTAAAGGTAACAAGACACTTACAGTAGAAGGTGATTATACTCTGAAGGTAATGGGTAATTTCAACATAGAAGTTGGAGGTACACAGAACCTACACGTATCACAGGGTGTCGGCCCCGATGGTACTAAGCAATCTAAAGCAGCACAAACGTTTGCATCTGACTATGATGTGAGTTATGAAGGAGATTACAAAATACAGGCTCCTAATATCACGTTTAATGCCCTTAATGAGTTTGCTGTTAACACTTCTGCAATGTCAGTGAAAGCATCTTCACTAATGAACTCCATTTCTGGTGAGATCATTAATGAGTGTGCTTGGAAGACAGAATTTATTAACAATGTTCACTTTAAGAACGTTGGTATGCTTAATCCTATTCCTGCTATAACAGGTGTGGTCAATTTGATTAAAGGTCCAACGATTTCAATCAATGCTACAGGTGTAGGTCCAAGTCCAATGCCAGCAGCACAGATTAATATTTGTGAATGCACCGTACCTGGTGGAATCATTGATGTTGTGAACGGTAAGATGGGAGGTCGTTTGACCCTAGTGAACACAAAGGCAGGTGGTATCGGAGAATTCAATACTGCCAAGGGTGGTGCGATAATGAATCAGGTTGAGAACGGTGTAGCAGTATATAACGTAAACACTGGAGTTTTCACTGCTGGATGCGGTGCTGGTCCTGCTCAGTTCTATGGGTTGCCAGTTCTCCTAAACTAGTGTATAATATATTTGTTGGGTTGATCGCCTGACACGGGAGTGACTGAATAATCTTTCTGGCATATAGCTGGATAAGGTGATGAGACACAGGTGGTGCTGCTGCGAAAGCAGAATCGACTTACCAGTCGGGTCTCAGGCAAGGATGTAAAATTTACTACTGTAGTAATGCCCGTCCTTTATTGGTAAAACCAGAAATCCAATCTCCCACCCCACTATTTTCGAGGTCATTATGTCCACAAGAAAGTACACAGTTAAATTAAAGAGACCAAATTCCTCTGTACCTTTCGAGGAAGTTGTTGACAACTGTGTTACGATGCAAGAAGCAATCATTCGTGCTGAATCACGTACTGGATGCAAATGTATGGTAGCGTGGCCATCATAATGGATAACGACGAACTCAACTACATACTTTTTGAGTACCTTGATTTGCTTATGGATTCCCAAGATTTATGGTTAGATTATGTCTGGATCAACGTCCCTCAACGATCAGTGTCCCTTCAAGCCTCTGATGGAAACATTGAGAAGATTCGCTTTAAGTGGGACAAAGAAGGTGCAGAAGGATTTCAAGAGACCATAGCACAGATATGTGAGTCTGTGCCAGAAGACCAACGTTGTTTTATTACACAATGAACCGATTAACTTATGATGAAGCAATAGAGAATATTGCTTTTACATTGAAACTTGCTGCTAGAGGAACACCATTCGTAATAGAGTGTCCCGAAGGCAATGTAATTATTTCACCTGTTGCAAACTCAGCAAAGGTAGAGGCAGCAGAAGAAGCACTTAAAGAACAAGAGTATCATCAAGGACCACTGCCTATACCAGGTCTAGGTGGTTTACCAAGTCAAGCAGATGTAG